CGTCTGGCTTATATTCTCTTTTTATCCCAATGGAGTGGAACTACGAAGGATTTATTGATGAGTACGGAAGCCCAGTCTTCAATACTCCGGATAATGAAGTCTACGATCCACATGGGGAATTAATAGACGTAGGTGTAGTAGAGAATTGGCAAAATGAAGCTGATGGTTTAAAAAACGATCAAGACGCTTTAAACGAGTTTTACAGGCAGTTTCCAAGAACTACAGAACATGCGTTTAGAGATGAAGCTAATAATAGTATATTTAACTTAGTAAAAATATACGAACAAATAGATTACAACGAAGAAATGTTTAGATCTTTAGGTATTTCAAGAGGTAATTTTCAATGGGTAAACGGTGTTAAAGATACTAAAGTTATATTTTATCCAGACAAAAAAGGTAGATTTAAAGTAAGTTGGACACCTAAACAAAACTTACAAAATAACGTTATAACAAAAAACGGTATTAAATGGCCTGGTAATGAGCACATGGGCGCTTTTGGCTGTGATAGTTATGATATATCAGGAACTGTAGATGGTGTAGGTTCTAAAGGTGCTTTACACGGCTTAACAAAATTTAGTATGGAAGACGCGCCAGCTAATACGTTTTTTCTAGAGTATTTAGCAAGGCCACAGACCGCGGAGATGTTCTTTGAGGACGTTCTAATGGCATTAGTATTTTACGGGATGCCTTTACTTGCAGAGAACAATAAACCTCGTCTATTGTATTATTTAAGAAGACGTGGTTATAGAGGTTTTAGTATGAACAGACCTGATAAAGTATGGAACAAATTATCAGTAGCAGAAAAAGAAGTAGGCGGTATACCAAACTCAAGTGAAGATATAAAGCAAGCTCACGCAGCTGCTATTGAAATGTATATACAAGATCACGTAGGCTTGCAACAAGATGGTAGTTTTGGTAACTGTTATTTTAATGAGTTACTAAATGATTGGGCTAAATTTGATATAAATAAAAGAACAAAACATGATGCGTCTATTAGTTCTGGACTTGCTATAATGGCAAACAACAGACATCTGTACAAACCAAACGCAACAATAACAAGAGAAAAATTAAATATAAGTATTGCTAGATATTCAAACGATGGCCTTACTTCAAAAATAATGAAAAATTAACATGGCAGATCCTATTATAAAAGATTATTTTCCTAAACAAAACGTAAACGACGAGTACAAAAGCTCGGCTGAGTACGGTTTAAAAGTTGGTAGGGCTATTGAAGCTGAATGGTTTGAAAACGGGGGTATTAATAGTAAGTTTCAAAAAGGTAGAGACAATTATCACAAACTAAGATCTTACGCTAGAGGAGAACAATCAGTACAAAAATACAAAGACGAGTTATCTATAAACGGTGATTTATCTTATTTAAACTTAGACTGGAAACCAGTACCTATTATACCTAAGTTTGTAGATATAGTAGTAAATGGTATGTCTGAAAGAGTTTATGATATAACCACTTATTCACAAGATCCATTTGGTGTAGAAAAAAGAACTAAGTATATGGAAGATATACTTGAAGATATGAAAGGTCTTCCTTTTACGCAGGCTGCCGCTGCTCAAGGTATAGATATTAGAGCTAGCGAAATGGAAACAGAGGATTTACCAGCTAACGAAGAAGAGCTTTCTTTACACATGCAGCTTAACTACAAACAGGGTGTTGAAATTGCTCAAGAAGAAGCCATTAACTGTATATTAGATGGTAACAACTATGATTTGGTGCAAAAAAGATTTTATTATGATTTAGCGGTTTTAGGTATAGGTGCTGTTAAAACTTGTTATAATAAGTCAAAAGGAATTACAGTTGACTATGTTGATCCTGCTAGAATGGTTTATTCTTACACAGACTCTCCTTATTTTGAAGATTTATATTATGTAGGTGAAGTTAAAACTATACCTATTAACGAGCTAGTAAAAGAGTTTCCTGATTTAACTTTAGAAGAACTAGAAGTTGTACAAAAAACAAAACCTTATAATGAATTAGCTTATAATCAAAGCTACGCAACACAAGGTAAATACGACAGTAATAAAGTTCAAGTTTTATATTTTAACTATAAAACATATAACAATGAGGTTTACAAGGTAAAAGAAACTGGTAGCGGTGGTACTAAAGCAATACTTAAGTCTGATAAATTTGATCCACCTAAAGATATTACTAATCAGTTTCAAAAGTTATCAAAGTCTATAGAGGTTTTATATGAAGGGGCAATGATACTTGGGACAGATAAGTTGTTGCGTTGGGGCTTAGCTAAAAACATGGTTAGGCCAAAAAGCGATTATACTAAAGTTAATATGAACTATAGTATAGTAGCACCAAGAATGTATGACGGTAAAATAGAAAGTTTAGTTGGTAGAATAACCGGTTTTGCTGACATGATACAACTTACTCACTTAAAACTTCAACAAGTAATGTCTAGAATGATACCTGATGGTATTTATTTAGATGCTGATGGTTTAGCTGAAATAGATTTAGGTAACGGTACAAACTATAACCCACAAGAAGCTTTAAACATGTTCTTTCAAACAGGTAGTGTTATTGGTAGATCAATGACTGCTGATGGTGATATGAACCCAGGTAGAGTGCCTATACAAGAAATAGCTAGTGGTAATGGTGGTGCTAAAATGCAAAGTTTAATAGGCACATACAACTATTATCTACAAATGATTAGAGATACTACCGGGCTTAATGAAGCTAGAGACGGTAGTATGCCAGACAAAGATGCTTTAGTAGGTATACAAAAAATAGCAGCAGCAAATTCTAACGTAGCCACTAGACATATATTAGACGCTGGTTTATTTTTAACTTTACAAACAGCTGAAAACTTATCGCTAAGAATTTCAGATGTTTTAGAATACTCTCCAACAAAAGATGCTTTTATACAAAAAATTGGAGCGTTTAATGTTGCTATATTAAAAGAATTAAAAGACGTTCATTTACACGACTTTGGTATATTTATTAATCTACAACCAGACGAAGAACAGAAGCAGTTATTAGAAAACAATATACAAATGGCTCTTCAACAACAAAGCATAAATTTAGAAGACGCTATTGACATTAGAGAAGTTAAAAATTTAAAATTAGCTAACCAATTGTTAAAAGTTCGTAGAAAGAAAAAACAAGAGTTAGACCAGCAAATACAACAACAAAACATGCAGCAACAAGCCCAGCTAAATCAACAGTCTGCTGCTGCTGCTGCGCAAGCTGAAGTTCAAAAGTCTCAAATGCTTGCTCAAACAGAAATGCAATTAGAAGCTCAAAAGTCAGAACTTAGAAAACAAGAGATGATGAGCGAAGCTGATTTGAAAAAACAATTAATGCAGTTAGAGTTTCATTATAACATGCAAATAAAAGATAAAGAGTCTGAAGGTTTGTCTAATAGAGAAGCTAGTAGAGAAGATAGAAAAGACAATAGAACAAAAATGCAAGCGTCTCAACAAAGCAAACTTATAGAACAAAGAAACGGTGGTGGTCAACCCGTAGATTTTGAATCGTCTGGAAATGACAATTTAAGCGGAAACTTTGACCTAGCTCAATTTGAGCCTAGTTAAAAATTTATTAATTATTATATTATATCATGGAAGAAAATAAAGAAATACCTCAAGAAACGGGTAAACTAAAAGTAAAAAAATTACCTAAGTACAATTTAACAGACGAGGATATAAAACTCGATCTTAAAAAACCAGCTGAAGAACCAGTAGAAGAACCAAAACAAGATGAAATTAAAGAAGATAACCCTGTCAACGAGGGAGTGGTTACAGAGCTTAAAGATGCCGACACCACAGAAAAACAAGAAGAAATACAACCGGAAGTTGAAGCACAAGAAGCTCCAACGCTAGAAGAGGTTGTAGTAGAAGAAGCTACGGAAGAAAAAGTAGAGGAAGTTAAAGAAGAAGTTAAAGAAGCTATAAAAGAAGCTAAAGAAACTGGAAAGCCTTTACCTGAAAATGTAGAAAAACTTCTTGATTTCATGGAAAAAACTGGTGGTGATTTAGAAGATTATGTAAAACTAAATCAAGACTACAGTAAGCTTGATGACAATTTAGTATTAAGAGAATACTACAAACAAACTAAAGGTCATTTGAGTAATGAAGAAATAGATTTCTTAATAGAAGATAGTTTTTCTTATGATGAAGAAGAAAACACTGATAGAGAAATAAAAAGAAAAAAATTAGCGTTTAAAGAGCAAGTTGCCAACGCTAGAAGCCACATGGACGGGCTAAAGTCCTCGTATTACAACGAGATTAAGGCTGGGAGCAAGTTGACTCCTGAACAAAAGGAAGCTATTAATTTTTACGATGAATACAACAAAAACTCTGAACAAAACTCTAAAATTCAGAAACTGCAAAAAGAAGTGTTTGAAACAAAAACAAATAAACTATTTAACGACGATTTCAAAGGATTTGAATACAAAGTTGGGGAAAAAGTTTATAGGTATAATGTTAAAG